AACAATGGAAGGAAGGATTTGTTCCAGCACCTATGACATTATTAAATCAAGAGAGATGGGATGATGGGAATGTAACTCATATCCGTAAAGTTTGGGAAGGTGGCATCTAATGAATTTAGGAGAGGTCATTGATAAGCTAACCGTAAGTCAATCAACTGTGCAAGAATTTTATAATGAGGGGTATGGTCATGCGGAGTTTAAGGTTAAAAGTACAGATACGTTTACTTCTGATTTGGTACGCTATTTTGGTGAAGAAATTCATTCTGGCAAATCATTGGGCTGGATTAAAACGGAAGATAAGTTTCGTGTTAGGATGGGTGAAATAAGTTGTCTTACAGGTGTCAGTGGTCATGGCAAATCACTCTGGATTTCACAAGTAGTATTAGCAATGATGAAACAAAATACTAAATGTTTGATAGCTAGTATGGAAATGAAACCTGTGCTCACTCTCTCACGCATGTTGATAAATACATTAGGGTCATCAGAGCCAACTGATGAATATATTAAAACATGGACAGATAGAGCAAAAGATAAATTATTTATTTATGACCAGTTAGGAACTACTACTTCAACAGATATGTTTGCAACTTTATACTATGGCAAGCATGTTCTTGGTTGTGAAGTGTTTGTTATTGACAGTCTTATGAAAATGTCAGATATTTCTGAAGAGTCTTTAGAGAAACAAAAATTGTTTGTTGATAAATTGGCTGTAATTAGTCGTGATTTAAACATACATATTTTTTTAGTGGCTCATACTCGCAAGATGAAAGATGAATCAGAGATACCAGATGCAACAAATATTATGGGTAGCAGTCATATTCGTAACCTCGTAGATAACATTATTATGGTTTGGCGTAATAGGGCTCGTGAGAAATTAGTAGAAGAAGGAAAAACTTCAGAAGAAGAATTAAAAATAATTCCCCATGCTAAAGTATTTGTACAAAAGCAACGCAATGCACAATGGGAAGGTTCATTTAACTTTTGGTTTGATGTTAAGTGTCTTAAATACAAGGAGAGTCCAAATGCAAGGTAAAGATACAATAAATGATTTTTTAAAAGCTATACAAAAGCATTTTGGTGAAGTAGAATATAAAATAACAACAATAGATGGTGTAACATTTAGAAAAACAAAGGGGTGGAAAGATGTTAAAGTGGTCGCTAACGAAAGACAACTTGCCAATGCTAGTGGAGAAATTAAAAGCACTTGACTTTACTCATAGATGGAGAGTAACAGTAACAGACGCTAAACTTAATCGCAGCGTAGAACAAAATGAAAGATTATGGGAGTTATATACAAGTTTAGGAAACCATTTAGGCATTGAAAAAGATAAGATACATGAACTCATGGGATATAAGTTTTTAAGATACCAAACAGAAATTGCTGGTAACGCAATAGAACTTATTAAATCAACAACAAAATTAACCACAAGTGAGATGGCAGAATATCAACAACAGATAGAAGTATTTGGTCAAACAGTTGGTTGGGGATGGGATTATTAGTGATAGCAGTATTGTTTGCAAGAGATGATAGTCGTTATAAAGAACTTGATGGATATGATGTATATGATATCCACAGAGATGCTAGAAACTATTGTAAAAACTATCCTGTTGTAGCACATCCACCATGTAGGGCTTGGGGTATGTTATCTCACATGGCAAATCCTAGAGAAGGTGAAAAACAATTAGCTTATTTAGCATTAGCTCAAGTAAGACTCAATGGAGGTATATTAGAACATCCTGCTGGAAGTCGTTTATGGAAAGAAGCACCTCTACCTTTGGCTGGGGGGGGGGAGATGAATTTGGCGGATTTACCATTGAAATTGACCAGTTTGATTTTGGTCATGTTGCACACAAAAATACTAAACTTTATATTTGTGGAATAACTAAAGATAAACTGCCACCAATGCCACCTAAAAATTTATCATCTACTGATAGGTCAATATGTGGTAATGTAAAAGGAACAAAACGCTGTACTCAATATCAACGAGAATATACACCAGACGAATTAATTAACTGGATGACAAAGGTATGTAATGAATTACAGAAATCCAAAACTACTTAAATTAGCATATGGTGCACCATGTATGATGTGTTCTATGCAAGACGGAACTGTGGTATCTGCTCATTCTAACCAATTGCGTGATGGTAAAGGAACAGGTATTAAGGGACATGATTACCGTATAGCTTTTTTATGCCATCAATGCCACCACATGATAGATAATGACAAATCATTAGATAAACATGATAGAATAGCAGCATGGGAAGAAGCACACCGTAAAACTATAGGTTGGTTATTTACTAACAATCATTTAGGAGTAAAATAAATGGGTAAAGGTTCTGGAAGAAGACCATTATTAATTTCTGAACAAGAAGCACAAGATAATTGGGATAAGATATTTAAAAAGAAAAAGAATAGTGATGATGTATCACCACACGCTTATGAATACGAACTTAATAAGTCTACTGGTGAAGTGCAAAAAAGATTTACAGACGGAATATCTAAACCTAACGAAAGTCAATTTAATGGCAATTAGCCCAACGCAGTTAAGTCTTAAAAAATTACGAGAAGAAGGTTACACTGTAGCAGTAGTAGAACACTGGAACGCATTTGCCAGAATAAGACAAGACCTATTTGGTTTCATTGACCTATTAGCTCTTAAAGGTAAAGAAGTTCTTGCTGTACAAACAACAACCACTACTAACATGAACGCTAGGATTAAAAAAATAGCAGACCATGAAAATGTAGGTGTAGTTCGTGATGCAGGTTGGACTATCCATGTGCATGGTTGGAGTCAGAACGATAAGAAAAAGTGGCAATGTAAAGTAAAAGATGTATCCTAGTAGAGAACAAATAAATAATGAACGCAAACAATTTCTAAAAAAACAAATAATGGAATTGATTGGTGATGATATGAAAACTTCAGTGCAATTAGCTAAAATGATTGGAGTTGAAAGGTATCATCTTAAATATGCACTTATGGATTTAGAGGCAGAAGGATTATTGCACCATGAGCCCAGAGGTAGTAAATTATATCTATACTACAAACCTAAACGACATCCATTAGATGAAATCTTTAATCACAATTTAAATATCCCACAAGAGTTAATCAAAGAAAGCCATGTATATACTGAAAAAGATACCAAGCATAATCTACGACACAATGTGACATTAGATTCATTTGGTAGTAGTGGCATAGATAGCGAAGGGTTAGGAATAGGAACATGACACAAGAAGATATTATTGCTATATACAAAAAAGTATTTCCAACAGGTTATGAACCAGTTAGCGTAGAACGCATGATAAGGTTTGCAAGACTGATAGAGGAAAAAGTTAAGCATGATTAGTATGGAACGCTTACTATCAATCCTAGATGATTGGAAACTATACATGAGGTCATCTAACCACAGACTTGGTTATCCTAGCAAGTCATTGGGAATGTCATCTGGAGGCGAGTCTACTACTGACGAATTTGAACATATGGTCAGTGCTATGGATAAACAAAATGTAAGAACCATAGACGCAATCATACATAGCCTTGATAAAGGACAGCAAGAAGCCATATACGCTAAATACTTGGGAGCTAAACCTCCACTTGCTTTTTATTGGCAATTAGACATGGCATACGATAATTTACTTACGATTAGCTCACGCAGGATAAACGCATAATCACTGGACTAAATATAGTGACTTGTGGTATAATACCAGCTATGTGGGCAGAACCTACCCCAAAGAAACGTAATCCCTCCAAAACCCTGCTTATAACTCTCTCCATAAGTGGGGTTTTACTTTTATATGACAATATCTGTAGCAATATGCACTACCTGTGGCGAAGCATTTGACCGCACAGAGTATTCCCTTTGCAACGATTGCAGATATGACAAGACTTATATCAAGCTAGACAAAGAACCTATACAGGATAAAGAGCATGGAACAATCATTCAAAACAGAAGTGAGTAAAGATAAAGTAGCAAGTATATTTGCACTTATGTTACTTCACGAAGTTACTAATGCTCATTTATTACATTGGGCAAGTAACTCTTTTTCAGAGCACGTTACATTAGGTGAGTTCTACGACAACCTAACAGAAAAAACAGATATGTATGTAGAAGCATACATGGGTAAATACGGACAACTTAAGATTGAAGGTTACCCAGAAGTATATTCATTACCTAAAACAGATTCTGTAGCCCAATTAGAAGAACTATCGCATAATGTTGAAGAGTTAAGAGCAAAATTACCACAAGATACAGAACTACAAAACTTGGTAGACGAAATAGCAGACCTAATTGATTCAACTCTTTATAAACTACGTTATTTAAAATAAGGAAATAAAATGGCAATGTCAAAACCAAAAGCAAAACCAGCTAAAATGGCTAAAGTAGGTAAAGTAATGAAAGAATTTGGTGCAGGTAAATTGCACTCTGGCTCTAAAAAAGGTCCAGTAGTTAAATCACAAAAACAAGCTGTAGCTATTGCATTATCAGAAGCTGGTATGAGCAAAAAGAAAAAAGGCATGAAAAGTGGCTACTAAACAAGGTCTTTATGCCAATATTGCTGCAAAGAAAGCTAGAATCAAAGCTGGTTCTGGTGAGAAAATGCGTAAAGTAGGCACTAAAGGTGCTCCTACTGCTATGGCATTTAAACAATCAGCAAAGACAGCTAAAAAGAAATGAGTGGAGCTTGGCAAAAGAAAGAAGGTAAGAACCCTAAAGGTGGACTTAATGCCAAAGGTCGTGCATCTTACAATAAAGAAACAGGTGGTCATTTAAAAGCACCTGTAAAGTCTGGTGATAATCCTAGACGTGCATCCTTCCTAGCTCGTATGGGAAATATGAAGGGTGCAGAACATAAACCTAATGGTGAGCCAACAAGATTATTATTATCTTTAAAGGCTTGGGGTGCTTCATCTAAATCAGATGCCAAAGCAAAAGCTAAAACTATTTCAGCAAGGAATAAAAAGAAATGAAATGTCCTATAGCCACACATGATATT